CGCCAGTTGAATTTACTAAAGAACAAATTTTAGAATTTCAAAAGTGTGAAAAAGACCCTATTTATTTTATGGAAAATTATATGAAGATTGTATCTTTAGATGAAGGTTTAGTGCCTTTTAAAATGTATGATTTTCAAAAACATATTGTAAGGACCATACATGATAATAGATTTACCATTTGTAAATTACCTAGGCAGAGTGGTAAGTCTACCACAACTGTTTCGTATTTACTTCATTTTGCTTTATTCAATCCAAACTCAAACATTGCCATTCTTGCTAATAAATCTTCAACGGCTAGAGATATATTAGGAAGAGTACAATTAGCATATGAAAATTTACCAAAATGGTTACAACAAGGCGTTATAAACTGGAACAAAGGTAATATTGAATTAGAAAATAAATCAACTATTGTAGCGGCTGCTACATCTTCAAGTGCTATTAGAGGTGGTTCTTATAATATAATATTCTTAGATGAGTTTGCTTTCGTACCTGCTAATATTGCTGAAATGTTTTTTAGCTCTGTTTATCCTACAATATCATCTGGTACAAAAACAAAAATGATTATTGTTTCAACACCTCACGGAATGAATATGTATTACAAGTTATGGATTGACGCAATTAATAAACAAAATGATTATGTGCCTATCGAAGTGCATTGGTCAGAGGTACCAGGCAGAGATGAAAAATGGAAAGAAGATACAATTAGAAATACCTCACCTGAGCAATTTCAACAAGAGTTTGAATGTGAATTTTTAGGCTCAGTAGATACTCTTATATCGCCGGCTAAAATAAAAGCGACCCCTTATATACCGGCGATTACGAGTCAAAATGGTTTACAAATGTTTAAGAAACCAGAAAAAGATAGATTATATGTAACAACAGTTGATGTAGCTAGAGGCACAGGCAGAGATTATTCGGCCTTTGCTGTAATAGATGTTACAAAAATACCTTATGAAATTGTTGCAACTTATAAGAATAATGAAATTAAACCTCATGTTTTTCCTAGCATTATAGAAAATGTTTCTAAAGGTTATAATCATGCACATATACTTTGCGAAGTAAATGATATTGGTCAACAAATTGCAGAAATACTACAAATGGAATTAGAGTATGATAATATGATGATGACAACGCAAAGAGGTAGAGCTGGTCAAATATTAGGTGCAATGTTTAGTGGTCGTGGTACATCTATGGGTGTTCGTATGACAAAACAAGTAAAAGCATTAGGAACATCTAGTATTAAGACTATTATAGAAAGTGATAAAATGATATTAAATGACTTTCAACTAATAGAGGAGATGTCAACATTTAGTAGGCGTGGTAACTCCTGGATGGCGGAGGACGGGTGTAATGATGACCTTATGATGTGTCTAGTCATATTTGGTTGGTTGTCAAACCAGCAGTATTTTAAAGAGTTATCTAACTCTAATATCAGAAATCAGTTATACATGGAACAACAAAATTTAATTGAGCAAGATATGGCGCCTTTTGGTTTTATTGATGACGGAACACCAGACGAATTGAAAGATGAGGTAGATGAGTACGGAACCGTATGGTCACCTGTGGTGCGTAAAGGGCTGTAGATTGTGTATCTTATAAATATCAGTAATGACAAAGTTTGACTATGGGCGTATGAATAATACGAAGTTTGATTTAAAATAATATGTTAACAAAGGTAATTAGCTAATTAAAGGAGAAAACCTATGGCATTTCAAGTATCACCAGGTGTTCTCGTACAGGAAAGAGACCTAACTAGAATCATTCCTGCTGTTTCTACATCTATTGGGGCTGTTGCAGGCCAATTTACAAAAGGTCCGTTAGATGAAATAATCAGCATTTCTAGTGAACAGGAATTGGTAGACACATTCGGCAAACCTGATGTAAATAACTTCGAGTATTTTTTCAGCGCTGCTAACTTTCTACAATATTCTAATTCTTTAAGAGTAGTACGAGCAACTCAAACATCTACACTTAATGCTTCTACATCTGGAACAGGTGTGTTGCTTAAGAATACAGATGACTGGACAAATAACTATGCCTCAGGCGGGCAAGCTGGTAACGCAACATTTGTTGCTAGGTCAGCAGGCGCTCACGGAAACACTTTACAAGTTTCTGTATGTGCTAACGCAGCCGCTTATGAGGAAGAAGGCGCAACAACTGTTAATGACGCAAGTACAGCAGTTGGTGACACAACTATAACAGCAGCTGCCGGTGCAAACCTAAATGTAGGCGATATAATTGCATTTTCAACTACAGCTGCAACTAACGACTATGATGACGGCGAACAATACAGAATCACAAATATTGCAACTAACGACTTAACTATCGTTCAGCACCCTAGAGGTACTGGCGGTTTAAAAAGAGCAATCACAGATGGCTCTAATATAAGACGAAGATGGAAATATTATGATTCAGTAGATGGCGCTCCAGGAACATCAACATATGTTTCAGCAAGAAACGGTGCAAATGATGAACTTCATGTTGTAGTTATTGACGAAGACGGAGACATTACAGGCGTTCCAGGTCAAGTTTTAGAAGTTTACTCAAAAGTATCTAAAGCTTCAGACGCTAAAACTCCACAAGGAGATGATAACTACTATCCAAATGTAATCTATAATAAATCAGAGCACATTTATTGGACAAAACATCATGCTTCAGGTTCAAACTGGGGTAATGCTTCATCTGGTACAACATTTACAGCAGTAAATGACCCTACTCTTGAATCTTTATCAGGCGGTTCTGATGGTTCAGCAGTAACAACTGGTCAACTAAAAGACGCATACGATAAGTTTGCTGATAGTGAAACAGTTGATGTAGGTTTAATTATATCTGGAAAATGTGATGCTACTCATGTTGAAAACTTAATTACAATTGCAGAGGCGAGAAAAGACTGTGTTGTCTTTGCTTCACCTGAAAGAGCAGATGTAGTTAATGTAACTAATTCAAATACACAAAAAGATAATGTAATTGACTTCTTTAGTACAATTTCATCTTCTTCATATGTGTTCTTTGATTCAGGTTACAAATATATGTACGACAGATATAATGACTTATACAGATTTGTACCACTAAACGGTGACATGGCAGGACTAGCGGCTAGAACTGACCTTATTGCAGACAGTTGGTTTTCACCAGCAGGTTTCAATAGAGGTGTAGTAAGAGGCGCTGTTAAACTTGCTTTTAATCCTACAAAAACACAAAGAGATGAGTTATATCCAAAAAGAATTAATCCAGTATCAACCTTCCCAGGTCAAGGTACTGTATTATTTGGCGATAAAACTGGTCTTGCAAGTCCAAGTGCTTTTGATAGAATAAATGTAAGAAGACTGTTTATCACTTTAGAAAAGGCAATATCAACTGCTTCTAAATTCCAACTCTTTGAATTCAATGATGAGTTTACAAGAGCTAACTTTAGAAACATTGTAGAACCTTTTTTAAGAGAAGTACAAGGTCGTAGAGGTATTACAGATTTCTTAGTAGTCTGTGATGAAACAAACAATACAGGTGATGTTATTGATAGAAATGAATTCAAAGCAGAGATTTTTATTAAACCTGCTAGAAGCATTAACTTCATAACATTATCATTTATAGCAACTAGAACTGGCGTCAGTTTTGACGAAGTTGCAGGTTAATCAGTAGAGGAGAAAAAAAATGGCAAACATTAATGACTTCAAAGCTAAACTTGCAGGCGGTGGCGCTAGACCAAATCAGTTTAAGGTAACAATGCCTTTTCCTGGTTACGCACAAGTTGGTGGAGAAATAGAAGACTTAGCTTTTTTATGTAGAGCAACAGTAATACCGGCAATGACAGTCGGTAATATCAATGTCCCTTTTAGAGGCAGACAAATTAAAATCGCAGGCGACAGAACTTTCGAAGATTGGAATGTAACTGTAATAAACGATACAGATTTTAAATTGAGAAATGCTTTTGAAAGATGGCAAAATGGTATCAACAATATGACTGATAACGAAGGATTAACAAATCCAGTTGATTATCAAGTTGACGCTTTTGTTGACCATTTAGATAGAAACGGTAGCACAATTAAATCTTATACTTTAAGAGGTTTATATCCTGTTAGCGTTGGCTCTATTGAATTGAACTATGAAACAAATGATGTTTTGGAAGAATTTCAAACAACATTTGCTTATCAATACTTTGAAAGTAATACAACTACTTAATTTTAAGTAGATAAATATTACTGAATAAAAAGAGGAAAATATTATGGCTGAATTATTTGGATTTTCGATTACACGATTAAAAAAGCAGTCGGACCCAAAACAAAGCTTTACAGTAGCACCAGCGGATGATGGTACACAAACCATCGCCGCTGGCGGCTATTTTGGTCAGTATCTTGACATGGAAGGTACTGCCAAAACTGAAGCAGATTTAATCCGAAGATATAGAGAAATAGCATTACACCCCGAGTGTGATTTAGCAGTAGAGGATATTGTTAATGAAGCAATCGTGGCGAATGAAAATAAAGAAGCTGTAAGAGTAAATGTAGATAATTTACCTTATGGTAAAGATGTAAGACGAAAAATAGAAAACGAGTTTAAAGAAGTGTTAAGACTTATGCAGTTTAACACTAAAGGGCATGACATCTTTAGAAGATGGTATGTTGATGGTAGAATATTTTATCAAAAAGTTATTGATAGAAACTCTACTAATAAGGGTATTACAGAATTAAAATACTTAGACCCTAGAAAAATTAAAAGAATTAGAGAAGTTAGAAAGAAAAGACCTGAAGGTGCAACAGGTCCTAATATGCTAACAGTAGTTGATGAGTTTGTTGAATACTATTTGTTTAATGAAAAAGGTGTAATGAACTCAACATCTGGTGGTATTAAAATCGCACCTGATACAATTGCTTATTGTCCATCAGGATTAGTTGACCAAACTAAAAATATGGTCCTATCTTATATGCACAAAGCAATTAAGCCTGTCAATCAGTTAAGAATGATTGAAGACGCAACTGTTATTTACAGAATTGCAAGGGCACCAGAAAGAAGAATATTTAAAATTGATGTAGGTAATCTACCAAAACAAAAAGCAGAACAATATTTGCGAGATGTTATGGCAAGATACAGAAACAAACTTGTCTATGACGCCTCAACAGGAGAAATCAGAGATGACAGAAACTATATGTCAATGTTGGAAGACTTTTGGTTACCAAGTAGAGAGGGTGGAAGAGGTACTGATATTTCAACTCTGCCTGGCGGTCAAAATCTTGGAGAAATTGCCGATATAGAATACTTTAGAAGTAAACTATATCGAAGTTTAAATGTACCAGTTAGTAGATTAGAGTCTAACTCTGGTTTTAATCTTGGTCGTTCAAGTGAGATTACTAGAGATGAACTTAAATTTACAAAGTTTGTACAAAGATTAAGAAAGAAATTTACAGAATTATTTAATGATATACTTAGAACACAATTAGTTTTAAAAGGTATTATTAATGAAGAAGATTGGCAAGGTGTAAGAGATAGTATTACATAC